ATTTTCGCACTATCAAAAATGAAAAAATAATGACCGCAGCACAAAAAGCAGCAAAGGCAAATTTTAAAAAAGCCATTGAGTACAGAAAAAAAACTGGCGTTTCTTTAAAAGAAGCGTTTGCGCACGTTTACGGTAAAAAAGTAGGCGCGGCCCCTAAAAAGAAGGCAGCAAAAAAGGCAGCACCTAAAAAGGCGGCCAAAAAAGTTGTAAAGAAGGCAGCACCAAAAAAAGCAGCAAAGAAAAAACATACAAAATACGGAGTTGTTAAAAAGCACGTTCGTAGAGTAGCTGGAATGAAAAAGCCTGAAAGCGTACACAAAGACACTAAAAGCCACAATGTTAATATTCGCGTAGTATCTGGAATGGAAAGTGTAGCTATTGGAAACGTAAAATATTTATTTGAACAAATAAGAAAAGCAGAAGGGCAATTTCAAATTTTGAAGGATCGTAAAAAAAGGGATAAAAAATTAGTAGGTTTTGACGCTAAATTATTTCAAAGATACCCTGGCTATATTAGATCTTTAAAAAAGCAGTTAACAGAAGCTAAAAAGAATATCAAATAAAATGTACAAAATTTCTTTATATACTAAAAGAAAGGCAAAAGCGTTAAATGTAATTGTCTTACCTAGTGAAAAGAAAAACAAAAAAATAGATGTTTATGATGTTTACGGCAATTTATTAGCAAGCGTGGGTGATCCAAACTATTTAGATTATCCCAGCTTTTTAAGATATTGCGGTAAAAAGATAGCAGACGAAAAAAGAAAACTATATAAAATAAGGCACCAGAAAGATAGAACGGTAAAAGGATCCTCAGGATATTACGCCGATCAATTACTTTGGTAAATTAAATACTTCACAACAATTTAAAAACAAAAAAAATGCGTAGAAGAAAAGCAGCAAAAAAGTCAAGCAGACGTCGTAGAATGTCTGGTATTGGCAAAGTAGGCGGCGCAGCTACCAGCGTACTTTATACAGTAGCGGGTGCAGCAGCAGCTCAATTAGTTGGTAAGTTTTTACCAGCAGCAACAAACGATAAGATCAAAGCAGCAGTTCCAGTTGCAGTAGGTCTTTTCTTACCAAAATTTGTAAAAGGAGCAGCAGGCCAGGGCCTAGCAGCTGGTATGATCGCCGTGGGTGGTCTTAAACTTGTACAATCTTTTGGAGTGTTAAACGGTATCGGTGCGCTAGCTAGTGATGTAAATTACAAGTTACCAGCAGTTGCAGCATACTACAACCGCGAAGGATTAGTTGACAAAAGCTACATGACGCCGTCAATAGCTGGCCTGGACGAAGAAGGCTGTTAATTATTTTCTTTTCACCTTTATTAAAAAAATAAAACTTATAGCAAATGGCAACTCAAATGGGAAGCAGAATGGTTTTCGAAAATGCGAAAACCCTCGTGCGCAGTTTAGGTTATAGTGTTGAACACGCTAAATTGACGCAATCATATTTACGCAGTGAAGTAGCTTTAAGCACTTCTATTGCAAACTATCATATTCCAGTACTTGTAAACGATACTCAAAACGGTGCAAGCCGAGTAAACGAGAAGCGTTTAAACCTACAAGATATTTTCATTACTACTGAAATTGCAGTTGTAATTGGAGTAGGTAGTGCAACTGCAACAGCTGCAAAACTTTACACTTATCCGAACTCTACTGTATTTACTTCTGCTACTGATGATGATCTTTGGAGTATTTACAACGGTTATTTAAACCTTACTATCAACAACGAGCAAGTGTTACCAGCGTGGGACGTTTTACGCCACTACTTTGTACCACAAACTCAACAAAGCGCAAGCACAACTGATCAATGGTCAGCTAGCCAAGACGCGTTTTACCCAGTTGAGCCAGGTATCGTAATGAACGGTGCGGCAAACATCAATTTCCAGTTAACTGCAAATGGTGCGCCAGCAACAGTATTAGCAAATAGCTTTATTGCTGTTGTTCAACGCGGTATCTTATGTCAAAACGTTACTACTGTTAAATAGTATTGACAATATGTGCCTGGCGGGCCTTAATCGCCGCCGCCGACGGTCGGATATTACCGTCAACTTTTTTAATTATTTAATTTAACAATATGCGTATCAAAAGATTTGAAGCGGTTGAAATAAACGTGCCTAGTGGCAGTAGTTTAACTCGCTTCTACTTTCCAGATTTACCCCAGCTTCGCCAGGCGAAGATTGAGGCGATACAAGTTTACGCTGCTGGATCAATTACAGCTACTCCGTTAACTGGATCAACACCAGTTGCGCTAGCTGACTTTAAAAAGTCATTTTTGACTTTATACCAGGGCGATTTACAGCTTATTTACAATATCCCATTGGTTGCATTACAAAACATTAGCGACAGCGCTACACCTTTTGTTTATGATCTACCTTCAATGAACGATATTGATATTAGCTGGACAAAGTCTTTTGTATCTTTGCCAACAGCACTAGGCACCACAAACGTGGCGTATAGTTTTGGCGTTTATTACTACTTGTAAAATTTTTATGTTATGGCAGCTTTTAGGCCCGAAATATTTACTATTGATGAAGTCATAAATTTTTATGACGCAGCAGAAGGAAGCGAATATAGAATATTTGCTGGCGTCAACCCGACGCCTCAATATTTGCGATATAATTTTGTAGGCGAGAAAGAAATTGGCCGCCAGGAATTACTAAACGCGCTTACACAGTTGCGCAATAACATAGAAAATTACAATCCGTATTTAATACAAGTTATTAGCGAGGGAAGTACTGGAAGGGGCAAGAAAAAAGAAAGTCCTGTTCTTACCAGTATTTCTTTTCAGCTAAATAGGCCACAGCAACTTATGCCAATGCAGTCAATGTCTGGTATAGGTAGCCCTAGGACAGAAATGTTACTAGAAAAGCTAGTTGAACAAAACCAAATGTTAGCTAGTAGAATAGCAGCTATTGAGGCAATGGACGAACTGGAAGGTGAAGAAGAAGAAGAAGCACCAAAAAGCCCGATCGATCAAATGTTAAGCAGTCCGCAAGTTCAGGAAGCATTGATCGCTGGCGTAATGTCTTTAATGTCTGGACTAATGACAAAAGGCGGCGCACCAACAGCAATAGCGGGAATAGACGACGAAGCAGAAGCAGTAGAAATTTTAAGATCATTAATGAGTAAAGGCGTTACAATAGATCATTTAAGAAAATTAAATGAAATGAGCAGCGCTAAATTAAGCTCACTATTATTTATGTTGTAATGGCCAGAAGTAATTTTTTAAAAGACAATAGCAGCCTAATTATTGGCCTAATAGTGGTTTACTTTGGATATAACAAAGTGATCAAACCAATACTGGAAAGCGTAGGGCTGCAAAAAAGTAGCGAGGAGTTAGAAATTGAGAAGCAGACAAGCAACCCAGGTAGCGCCTGGAACCCAAACTATTGGCGTAAAGGTGGCGCGACTATTTTAACAAACGCCAACGTTAATAGATTTATAGAAAAGATCTGGAACGCACCAGGATATTTTAGCGACGATTTCGACGCGGTTTTAGGCGTATTTAAGCAGCTTAAAACAAAAAGCCAGGTAAGTTACCTAGCAGACAAATTTAACCAGGCAAAAGGCAAAGATTTGTTAAGCTGGTTACAAGGTGGTGGGGCTTTAAGTTGGCCCGCGGATCGTTTTAGTGCGGAGCAAGTTAACCAGTTAATAAAATATGTTAACGGTTTAAAAAACTATTAAAATGAAAGATAAGGGCAGTTTATTAATATTACTTTTATTAGGTGGCGTAATTGTTTACGCGGCTACTAAAAAGAAAACTAGAAGGGGATCTATTGAAATTGGCCCACTGGATCCAGGTGAATTTATTACTGATCCAGCAGATTTATTAACCGACGAAGAAAAATCAATGTTTGAAATATGAAAAACAAAAACTTAATATTATTTCTGGCAGCGGGAGCAGCTTATTGGTATTTTTTTATGTATAAGAAAAAAGAAGCCATAAAAATTGAGCAGCCAGGTTTTACAGATCAACCAGGTACCAGCGCACCAGCCGCAATGTTGCAACCAGCAATACAAACCGAAAGTTTATCAATTACTGATCAAATAATTGAATTTAGTGAGCCAGCTAGGGTATTACCTTACAAAGAGGATAACGCTTACCAAAATTATTATGTTCAGCAAATAAGTGGAGTTAAAAAAATGGGCGTACCGTTCACAATTTAATTTTACTTTCACCTTTAATAAAAAAAACAATGGCCGACTACAAAGTAACAGCGGAGCTAATAAAATACGACGTAAACTTTACAACTTATGATGTAAGCGGTTACGTTACCAGCGATTGCAATAGTATTTTATTTATCAATTACGGATCTAATGCCGTACAGATTGAAAACGTAACATTGCAACAAAACCAAAGTTTACAAATTGAGGGCAACGCTGGTGAATATACAACGCGCCGTTTTTTTGCAAATTTTATCAATTCAGGGGGTTTTAATAACCTAGTAACTGTTAAGAAAAACTACATACAATAATGCCAGCAATAGATTTATCAATATTAAACCAAAGACAGACGCCAGCGTTTTACGCGGACGTTTTTGCCAATAGGCCCGCAGCTGGTTTTGTTGGTAGGATCTTTGTATCTACAAATACATTTGCGTTTTATCGCGATAACGGTACTGGCTGGGATCTAATTGGTGGCCCTGGTACTGGTACAATTACTGGATCTGGTGCAGCGGGCCAAGTGTCTTTTTGGAACGGTGCCAGCACAATTACTGGTGAAAATAATTTATGGTGGGATAGTGCCAATAATCATTTGGGTATTAACACAAATACACCAGCAACAGCGCTAGATGTAAACCACAATGGTACATTGGTAGCTAAATTTAATAATACTACAAGCGCTAATAGCTTAATAGCTTTTGAAAATGCTGGTAATGAACAGTGGTGGATAGGTACAGAAAATACAAACAACGACTTTTTATTTTACGACGCTACTAATTTCCCGACGTTATCACTTAGGACGACTTTTAAAACAAATGGCCAGGTATTAATTGGCGGTGGATCAACTGGCAGCGGTAAATTAGTTGTTGAAAGTGCAACGAGTGATAACGGGATCCAAATCGTAGGAGCAAGCGCACCTAGTTTGCGTATTGATAGCGCTGCAACTGGGCCGACTAAAAGAATTGGTTTAGGTATTTCAACAGCCGTAAACAATTTTATCCAGGGCAGTGTGGATCGTGATATGTGTATTTTTAACGGATCCACAACAGCCAGCCCAATGTTGTTTGGTATTTATGATACTACTAACGTCCAGGAAGCAGCTAGAATAAGCGCAGCAAGAAACTTTTTAATTGGTACCACAACAGACGGGGGGCAAAAATTACAAGTTAATGGCGGAGCAAGAACAACTGGATATTATTTAGCTGGAATGACAGCTGGTAACGGTGCTTTGTATTGGTCAAGTGATAGGGTAACACTTGCAAACTATAATGTAGGTGGTAGTGTATTAATTGAAGTTAATGGCGGAAATACTGCTTTAACTATTCAATCTAATTTAGACGCAATTTTTGAAGGTGATTTAGGTATTGGAGTAATACCAAGTGCTGGCGGTTTATCTAGTTATAAATTATTTGAAATAGCTAGTGGTGGTGCTTCAATTTATAGTGGACCTAATCAAAACCTTAATGGAACAAATATTTCATGGAGTGGTGGTACAGCTTCTTATAAAATCAGTAATTTTGCAACTTTATATAATCAACAAAGCGGACAACATCAATGGTCTATAGCTCCTTCTGGTACATCAGGTAATACAATTACTTTTAGTACACCAATGACATTGACATCAAGCGGAAATTTATTAATCGGCACAGCAACAGATAACGGGCAAAAGTTACAAATTGCTGGGAACTTTAGTTCAAGTGGTGTTTTTGGTCAAACTATTGCAAAATCTGGTACTGGTATAGAAGATATTAATTTTATGAATATAAGATTATCTGGTACTAATGCAATAGGTGATAGTCAAAACATTAATTTTTTAAATAACGCCTTTAATACTGTATCAAGAATAAGCAACATAATGGGTGAAGATAATGTTGCTTATGGTTCATTATCTTTTTCAACAAGAAACTTTTTTAGTGATACTTTACAAGAAGTAATGCGATTATCAAATAAAGGTTATGTATTAATTGGAACTAGCACAAACGGAGCTTCAAAACTTAGAGTTGTTGGTTTACCAACAAGTTCTGCTGGTTTATCAAGTGGTGATGTATATAGCAATTTAGGAATTTTAACAATAGTACCTTAAATAAAATAATATGAAACAAATACAACCTATTCAAATTTGGGTAAACGGCGCAGATCAAACCGCAACCCTTTTTAGCTTAATCATTATTAATGATAACTTAACTAATAGCGCTACATTTTATTGGCAGTTATTAAACGCGGACGCAGTTAAACTTGCAGACGGCAATTTAACAATGGGCGAGCCTGACTATGACGTTTGGGGATCAACTGCAGACGTTAACCAGGCAGCATACGACTGGGCCGCTAGTAAGTTAAGTATTACACTTGTTTAATTAATCTTTAAAATACAAAACCAATGGAAACCAAACAAGCACTTGCAATTTTAAAACAAATTTTAGACGCGGCTAGCAAAAGCGGTTTATTTGAAAACTTAACGGCAGCAATGACAGCGGCCGACGCATATAATGCAATAGCGCGTGAAATATTAAAAGAAGAAAATGGCGACGGATCTGTTATTTAGTATTGTAGTTTTTGTAGCCGCTGGCGGTGGCTTTTATTTCACAACTAAAAATAGATTAGATAAGATTGAAAATGATTTATCTAAGCACAATAATACCAATACTGAAATACTAGATCGTCTGGCGCGCATTGAAACAAAACTTGATTTTGTAACTAAAAAGTAACAATATGTTTAAAAACTGGAAAACTAGCTTATTCGGCCTAGGGGCCGTAATTACTGGGGTTGCAACAGTATTAAAAGGCGACGTGCCAACTGGTATAACAGCCATATTAAGCGGCCTAGGTTTATTTGCAGCAAAAGACAGCGACATTAATTTAAATAACCGTCCATAATGACTAGCCAAACCAAAAAAATATTGGTGGTTACAGTTGTGGCGTTAATCTTATTAAGCAGCACAATGGCAGTAGGAGCAAAGGCAGAGGAACTGATTAAAAGATTTGAAGCCGACGATATTAATAAATATTTAAGAGCATACCTGGATCCAGTTGGGATCCCAACAGTGGGATATGGAAGCACCTATAATTACGACGCAAAGCGTAAAGTTAGGCTAGGTGATAGTATCACCCAGGAAAAGGCTGTTGAATGGTTAAGAAAAGAAACAAAGTCAATAGTGCCAAAGATCAAAGCACTGGTTAAGGTACCTATTAACCAAAACCAGCTGGATAGTTTAACTAGCTTTGTGTATAACGTAGGTATCGGAGCATTTCAATCTAGCATGCTTTTAAGGTTACTTAATAGCGGCGCACCAAAGGAAGAAGTGGCGGCCCAATTTGATCGCTGGAATAAAGGAACTGTAAGAGGCGAAAAGGTAGTTTTACCTGGGCTTACACGCCGTAGGAAAGAAGAAAAAGCGCTATTTTTAGCATAAGGAAGCAAGTTGGTTAGATAAATTTCAATGGTCTAGTACAAAAAGAAAGCCTGGTATGTCTATACTGGGCTTTTTTATGCCCCTACAAAAATAAATTTGGTAGTTTAAACGTTTTTACTATAATTTTACCAAAGACAAACAAAACCCTAATATATGCAACTTAAAACCGACAGTAAGATCCTGGGCGAAATAGCCAGCTTACAACACAAAATTTTGCGCCTAGAAGCATTACGCGCACTATCACCGTACGAACAATGTACATTTTTCTTTTATTCTAGTTCTGGTAAGTTTTTATCGTTAAATGAAAACGATTTACCTTTCGATCTTTGTTTTGAAATAAGGATCCTAATAGACGCGGCACTGGAACACTACCAGCACGAAATTAAACGACTAGAAAACAGTTTTCAATGCGACGCAAACTAATTAGATTAGCTGCAATAATATTTTTTATTGCAGTAAGCGTGCCAGTATGTATATTAACCTACACTGGCGCCTTTATACTTTTTTACCTATTTAAAATTTATCACTTTTTAAAACCAACAAAATGAATGAGTATTTAAAAGATCTAGCCGACGGCTTCGGATCAATGAACAAAGTAGAAAACAAAAAAAACGAAAAGCAACCTGACTACCAGGGCTACTTCAAAGCAGACGGCAAATTATTTGAAATTGCTGGCTGGGTAAAGATTAGCAAAGCTAACAACAAGTACCTATCTATTGCAGTAAAGGAATTTACAGAAAAACAACCAAACAACGAACTTTAAAAATTAAAAAAATGACAATTATTGAAATTACAAATTTAGACAGTAAAACTACTTTTAGCATTGAAATTGCTGATGATAAAGTTGAATTTTACAAAAGAGCCATTGCAGATTTATACGGTGATTATTTATATTGTACAATTACTGATATAAATGGCAATCAAGCATATATATCAAAACAAATGTTACAAAAAAATTTATTTGTTTTTAGATATGTTAGTGAAGATGCATATTTAATTGAAAAATTAAATAAACTATTAAAGGAAGAAAGAGAAAAAGTAAAGGAATTTTTTGAAAAGCAACCAAATAACGAACTTTAAATACTAGACAAATGAAACCTGGTACACGACGTAAAACAGATACAAAACAAAAAATAGAAGCTAAAAACGTTTTTATTTTAAACATTTATGACAGTAATAGTGATTTTGTAAAAACTACATTTTTAGAAGAATTTCAAGCAAATAAAATGTTGAATTGTATTGATAAATTTGTTACAAATGATGACGGCGGTTTAAATGTATATTTTAAAATGATTGCTAATTATTAAAAAACTAGACAAATGAAAATTGATAAAAACGCCCCAGCTTTTCCAGTTATGCCAGTCCAGGATCAATTCGGCCGCCTAGTGGCACCGATACCAGGCCTTACAAAATACGAGCACGTTTTATTGCAGATCCTTTGCGCCAAAGAAATGCAAAATAATCATAGTAAAATAGGCCTTTCTACACTATTAAGAGAGTGTGAAACACTAGCAAACGAATATTTTTTAACCTTAGAAAAAATAGAAAATGAAAAAGAAGCTAACCCAGTTATTTCAATTAACTAACAACCAGCAAGCTGTAATAGCCCTAATTATTGCAGCTGTATTAACCGCTTTTTTACAAAGGATCTAATGACAGACGGACAAAACAAATTAACGTTAGAAGAAAAACTTGCAGCTAGAAAATTCAAACCTGATTATATCCCCCCACAAAGCCAGGTCGTATTCACCGTACAATCAAAACCCATCGGCGTTTTGCAGAATTTTATAGTGATCTCGGGGTTGCCAAAAACCGCGAAAAGTACGATATTATCGGCCGCAATAGCTAGCGCCTTCCAACCAGGTGAAGTATTTTCAATGAAATTTACTTTTCCAGAAGGAAGGCGCAAAATTGCGTACTTTGATACAGAAAGCAGTGATTATGATTTTTACAGACAAGTTAATAGAATAAAGCATTTTGCCAATCTAAATAATTTACCGCCCTGGTGCGACTGTTTTACAGTGCGTGAGGACGGCCCAGGCGAAATAAGGGCCTTAATCGTTAATTATTTAGAAAATAACCCTGACTGCCCGATCATAATTATTGACGGCCTTTTAGATCTTATTTTCGACTATAATAGCGAAATAGAAAGCCGAAAGCTAGTTAACTGGTTTAAACGTCTAACAAAGGTTTACAACTGTTTATTTGTGGGCGTACTTCACCAGGGCAAAGGCCTGGGCGCCCAGACATTAGGCCACTTAGGATCTAATTGTGATCGCTGGGCTAGTAGCACCTTAGAAATGGTAAAAGACAAAGACAAAAAGACCTTTACATTACAGCCTAGATTTTTAAGAAGTTCGGAAGATTTTGATCCAGTAGTGCTTATGAATATTGGCGGCAACTGGCAGCAAATATCTATTGAAGGTGAAAGCAAAAAGCCTGAAATAAAGCACCCAAAACAATTTACTGAACTTGACCACAAAAACATAATAAACCAGCTTATTTACGGCCCTATTGCCTATAAAGATCTAATAGCAGACATACAAGAACAAAACGCAAAAGGTACCAACTGGGCCAAACAATTATGCAAAATTTGGATCGATAAAAAATATATTTATAAAAACGAAAATAATCTTTATGAAAAACGGTATTAGAATAAATTTAGGATTAATAGCGCATTTTATTGCAGCTATTATTTACATATTAATTGTACAATATATTGTACAAGATATAAAAATTAGTATGTCTGGTAGAGGTGTAATAAGCGCCTTATTTTTAATAACACAATTTTTTACAGCATTGATTTGTGATTATAATGAATTTTATAAAAAATATATTAATGAAAAGGGATACTAAAAAATTCATAGCTTATATGTTAATGCACAAATATTTTAAGCTAGTAAAGAAAGGCGCTAACTGGCGCATAGAATACAACGGCGTTTTATTACAACCAGACGACATTGAATTTTTAAAGTTAATTGCAAAAAAAAGCGGCCAAAAATTTGACCGCCTGGACAAAACAGTTAACCCTAATTAACCGCTTATTTTCCTTTCAAAACAAAGATAATAAAAAATGGAATATTACACAGCAATTATTTTTTTTGAGGATCACAAAGAAATTACCCCAAAAAAATACCGAAATATCAACCGCGTAGAAAATTTTATTGAGTTTGCCCGAAAAGTTGGCGGACATTATGTAAATTTATACGAGAAACGTACGAAAAAATTTTATTGCCGCGTCTGGTTGAACAATTAAAATAAAGACAGCAACCCAGCACGCCGCCAAAATACCAGCCTAGCGCTGGTTTTTTTGTGCCTGGTATGTATCGCTTAAAAAGTGGTTTAAATTAAAGGTGAAAAGAAAATAATTTAAACTGGTTTAAGTGGTTTAAAATAGGTGGTTTAATTTTTATCTTTGCTAGCCCAGGCGTACGCAAAGATAATAAATTTTAAACTAAAAGTTTAACCAACGCACACTATTTTTAAAAAAAAGTTTTTTGTTTGAAAATCGAACAAATTTTCGTAACTTTGTGAGGTATGGCAGCAAAAAAATGGCTGGCGGCCCTAGTGGGTGCAGCAGCAGTTTACTGGGTTTACAGCAAGTATCGCTTTTCTCAGGGCGTTAGCTTCGTAATTTCTAGGGTTGGCCTGGGTGGATCATTTTTAGATCCACAAATCAATATCGAGGTAACAATTTACAACCCAACAGCATTTAGAACAGAATTAAGCAATTTAAGGGCGCAGCTATATTTAGCAAGCGGGTTAAAGGTGGCTGATGTGTTTTACAACAATAGAACGGTAATTTTAGCCAATAGCCAGGCAGTTTTGCCGCTAGTGGCTGTAACTACCTTAGAAGGTGCAATAACTTCAATTCGTGAACTTATTAGGAGTAAAAAAGCTGATTTTCGTCTGGCTGGTACGGCCCAGGTGGACGGCGTTTTATTACCTTTTGACATAAAATACTCTTTTAATGGTTTCTAGAAGCGCAGTTTTGGAAAAGCTGGCGCCTTTTAATAACTTTAAAAAGGTAGTTAGTACGGATCAAACAGTAACAGACATAATAGACGGTATTGTTAGCACACACTATCAATACGAGGACGAATACGACAAAATAAGCCAATATTTTGTTGGTGAAAGTGAACTTGAAACGGCGCGAAATATTTTTAACTTTTTAAAGTCAAACGTACCGTATTACATAGAAAGTAATAACAACCAGACGTTAAGAAGCCCTAGCGCAATAGTTGCGCTGCCAGGGGATTGTAAAAGTTACGCGCTATTTGCAAATGGGGTGCTGGATAGTTTAAACAGAAAGGGTATTTTCCAGGTACCCTTAGCGTTTAGATTTGCGGGATATAAAAATAATACCAGGGAGCCACAGCACGTTTTCGCTGTTATGTACCCAGGAACAAAAAAGGAAATATGGATCGATCCAGTATTACCTAGATTTAATGAAAAAAGACAACCTAGTTTTTTTAAAGATAAAAAAATAAAAATGGCACTAATTGCTTTAAGCGGCGTCGGTTATACAGCAAGCGACAAACGCGCAGAAATGGAAGCGTATAGGGATAAACTGGTAAACGATCGCGATAGGCTTTTGCAAGCTGGCGTAATTACCCCAGGATCTAGTAAAGAGTTGCAATATAAAGTTGCGATAAACAAAGTTACTAATGCTTTACAAGATTTACCAAGCGTTAACGGTATTGGTGAATTTGACTGGCAAAATGCGTTTAGTAGTTTAGTAACCGCGGCGCCAGATATTATTAGGGCTTCTCGTCCTGGTGGGCAAGATCAATTTCAACAATTTGATCAAGGGTTACCAAGTTTACGTCCTGGACAACCAGAACAAAGACAAGGTATTAACACCAACACAATTTTGTTAATAGGTGGTGCGGCACTAGCAGCTTTTTTAATCTTTAAGAAAAAGTAATGTATTACGGTAATCAAAATAAAATTGGAGTAGTACCTATTGCGGCTGTTGTTACAACGGCTGTAAAAGTATTACCTGGTTTGATCCCTTTTTTTAGAGGCGCTTTTCAAAGCCCAGCTGGCGACGCCAGGGCTGTAATTAATACAGTTAAGCAACAAATAGCTAGCCAGGACGCCAGAACTAGATTAGGCACTGTAATAGCTGGAAGCCAGCAAAATTTTAGGGCCGCTGATGTGGACGTAAACGAAATGTTATTTTGGTATAGACAAAACTATCCAAATGATTATATGGAATTATTGCCAGAGGATAAATTATTTTGGAATAGTTACCTAGATAATTACAGACAAAAGTTTTTAATGCAGCGTCCAGATTTGCAAAATAATTTTTTAAACAGATCTTATTTTACAAAGGAGCAAATTAACTATAAACCAGAAACACCAGGAACGCAAAAGGCTGGATTGAATATGTGGGTTACACTAGGAATTGTGGGCGCTGGTATTTTCGCACTATCAAAAATGAAAAAATAATGACCGCAGCACAAAAAGCAGCAAAGGCAAATTTTAAAAAAGCCATTGAGTACAGAAAAAAAACTGGCGTTTCTTTAAAAGAAGCGTTTGCGCACGT